ATGATTTTGTGACTGGATTGAAAGATGATGATCTTGTTGTTTCTGCGCCAAACTTGCAAAGTTTATTGAGGCAATTATCAGGAGAAATTCCTGAGCCCCAGACAGCGGTGCAATCATTGAAAGAGGCTCGTAGTCTTTACAGTCGTGGTGCAAAAGCTCAAGAAATAGACGAACTAATGGAGCGAGCGGCAAATAGCGCAACAAATTACAGTCAATCTGGCATTGAAAACGCTATTCGAATTCAGTTTCGTCAGTTAGCCAACAATAAGACAAGGATCAGAAAATTCACTGCCGATGAGCAGGCGCTTATCAAGGACGTTGTGCGAGGTGGACCTGTTGAAAACGCATTGCGTTACTTTGGTAAATTAGCACCGACAGGAGTTGTTTCTGGTGGCGTATCCTCTGGTGCTGGTTATGCTGTTGGTGGACCAGCCGGTGCTGTTGCTGTGCCTGCAATAGGTACTGCCGCTAGAGAGCTTGCCGGTGCAAGAACGCAGGCCAAGGTTGATGAACTAATTGCTCAGATATTGCTTGGTCGTCCAGTAGAAAGAGGGCCAGCAACATATTTCAGCGCACCGGGCGCAATCCGCTCACTGCTAACCCCTCAAGTAGAGGTTGAATAATGGCAAAGACCAAAATATCAGAGTTTTCCGTCACACCCGGTGACAATACCGACATCGACGGGATCAACATCGACGAGGGGTGTAGTCCTGCCAACCTCAACAACGCTCTGCGTGAGTTGATGTCGCAGTTAAAAGACTTTCAGGTTGGCAATCAAACCTCAAACCAGCTAGCCATTGCTGGTGGCGGGACGGGAGCTACGACTGCTGCCGATGCTCGCACGAATCTCGGTCTAGGAACGATGGCGACGCAAGCGGCTTCAAACGTCGCTATTACTGGCGGCTCTATCGCAGGCATTACTGATCTTGCACTAGCAGATGGTGGGACCGGAGCCTCGACTGCGGCTGACGCTCGTACCAATCTCGGGTTGGGTACGATCGCAACACAGGCCGCAAGCAGTGTTGCGATTACCGGCGGGTCGATCACAGGGATCACCGACCTGGCTCTTGCTGACGGTGGGACGGGCGCATCAACAGCAGCAGATGCTCGTACTAATCTGAACGTGCCCACCAGGACGGGTGGCGATGCTAGTGGTACTTGGGGGATTAGTATCACTGGCAACGCTGCGACAGCAACAACAGCAACAACAGCAACAACAGCAACAACTTGGGCAACATCACGCACCGAAAGTTTAACCGGGGATGTTACTGGTTCTACATCTGGTATCAATGGGTCTGGTAATTGGTCAATTGCCACTACACTTGCAAACAGCGGGGTTGCGGCTGGTAGTTACACCACAGCAAATATAACTGTTGATTCTAAAGGACGTATTACTTCAGCAAGCAGTGGAACCTCTGGAGTCACGAGTCTTAACAGTCAGACCGGGGCTGTAGTCAATACTTCAGTAGATTCAATTGGTAGCTATGTGGTTGCTTATTACACTGTTTATGCTGATGGTTTTCAAGTATCTATTGGTGATACTGTATCTGGTTCTAATTTAAGGTACAACATAACAGGAAGTTATTCATCAGGGCTTACTTCCAATGACTTCGATAGATATGTTATTTCTGGTAACACTACATGGCCCTCTTCTTTTGGAGGATCGTCTTTATCTGGAACGTGGAGATGTATGGGGAGACCCAGTGTAAGTTATTATTCTCCTTCAGAACTGTATATCTGGAGCACTGGTCTATTCGTAAGGGTGTCGTGATGGTCACAGAGATCGAGTCTAAATTGAGCGTACATGAAGCGGTCTGTGCTGAGAGATATGCCGGGATCAATGCTCGTCTGAAAAGACTTGAGCAGATACTTATCGGCTCTGCTGGCGCTATCATCATCCTGCTAATCGGTCTCGTTGCCAAAATATGATCGAAATAGCCGTTGCTTTAGCTGCTGCCGAAGCTGCGGTCGGTGGTATCAAGAGAGCCATTCAAGTCGGTAAAGATGCGAATGAGTGCTTGACCGAGTTTATGCAGCTATTTGATGCGAAAGACGCTGTACAGAAGGCCAGCAACGAGGAGCGAGCGAAACACGAGGGCAAGTCTGCGATGAGCGAGGCGATGGAGTCTGTTATCGCTGCCCGCAAAATTACGCAGATGGAAGCCGAGCTAAAAGACTTCTTGTACTGGTCTGGTCAGGCTGACGTTTGGGATGACATTATTCGTGAGCGCAATGCTGTGATTCAACGTCGAAAAGCGGCAGAGCTTGCTGCCCAGCGTGAAGCGGAGCGAGTCATCCAGAAGCGTAAAGAGGTGGCACTGATCGGTGTTGTAATTGTGATTGGTGGAATCATTCTCTACCACCTTGTTCAGTACATCATATCGTCATGGCCAGAATAAAGGCACTCGTATTTTTCTTCATCATGCTAACGCTTGTCGTTATGCTTTTAGCGGAGATTGCGGAATGACTACGGAAGAGCTGGAAGTCAGGGTATGGTCGGCGGTAGTCCTGACGCTCAACTTTATTCTGTTGGGCAGTGTGGCTGCGATCTTGTATGCGGTCATGTTTGTGGAACACGACATGGAGCGGATCAGCCCTATCGACCAGCAGTTTTTGAGCATTCTTAAAGACATCATGCTGTTATGTATCGGTGCGGTTGGCGGTCTAGTCGGTCGGAAGGGTGCCTATGCCGCTGCCAATCTAATGAAAAAGGACGATGATGCTGCCACTCGGACCACTACTTGAGGTTGGTGGCAAGATTCTCGATAGAGTCTTGCCTGACCCTGCTGCGGCTGCTAAAGCTAAAGCGGAGCTTGCTCAGTTAGAGCAAAACGGTGAACTTGCAAAGCTGGCCAACGAAACCAAGCTTTTTGAGATCGAGCAGAACAATCTTACAGAGCGTCTCAAAGCCGACATGGGCAGCGACTCCTGGCTGTCCAAGAACATCCGTCCGATGACGCTAATTGCCATTTTGGCTGGATATTTCACGTTTGCGATGATGTCGGCATTCGACAAGAACACCAACCAGGCTTATGTTGAGCTTTTAGGCCAGTGGGGGATGTTAATCATGTCCTTCTATTTTGGCGGCAGGACGCTTGAGAAAATCATCGACATGAAAGGTAAAAAGTGAAAGAGACTTGGCAAGTTGCGTTAGATCATGTTCTTAAGTCGGAAGGGGGTTTTGTTCACCACGAAAAAGACCCAGGCGGCGCTACGAACCTCGGATGTACGAAAACGGTCTGGGAGGAGTGGTGCGGTCACCCTGTCGAGGTAGATGACATCAAGGCTCTGACTCCTTCCGATGTTGCTCCGCTGTATAAAGCAAAGTATTGGGACAAGATCAAAGGCGACGAATTGCCATCAGGAGTCGATTATTGCGTGTTTGACGCATCGATTAACTCTGGTGCTGGCAGAGCATCCAAGTGGCTACAAGAATGCGCTGGAACGCAGCCTGATGGCGTTATCGGGCCGATGACGATCAAGATGGCGCAGTCGATGGTTTCGACTGATCTAATCAATCTGTACTGCGACAAGAGACTTGCATTCCTGAAAGAACTCAAGACCTGGGAGACGTTTGGTCGAGGCTGGGAGCGGCGTGTTGAAGAAGTCCGCTCCCATGCACTCAAAATGGCAGATCGCTCTCAGGCTTAGGTTTCGGCTCTGCGAGTGTCGCCCAGCCATCCCAGCCGACGGGGACAGCCTCCAGTTTCATTGACAGACCTTTAGGGGTCTGCATGACGACACCGATTTTCTGCCAGCGCTTTTTCTCCTCTCCACGCTGGTTGGTGTACGTTCCGGTTGTTGCTATGAGTTCATAAGCGATTGGCATTCATTTTCTCCATAAGTTGCTCTGCTTCCTTCAAAAACTCGATAACCTTCTGTTCAAACTGTTCGATAATCTCCTGTGTTGGTTGGAAACGTGCGACGTACAACTGTAAGTGCTCTGGAAAACGGTCATCGAATGACACAAAATCCACCCACTTGCGACGGGTGCAACTGAGCTGTGCGAGCATTTGCGGGACGTACTTTGCTGGCGGTTTACCTGACTGCCAATAGTCGAGGTGTGTCGTTGACCGAGGGCACTTGAGTTCGATGAGACCGTCGTCACCTACCAGACCGTCGGGGCTTGCACCGAACCACTGAATTGTCGGGTGCCGAACAAAACCCACCTCGTCTACAAGCTCACGGCTGGCCTGATAAGCGGCTCGTGCAACCGGCTCGATGTCAATCCCTCGCTGCATATCAGCATTGATATAACCGTCCTGCTGCCTGCCGGTAAGACGCTCTGTCACGATTTGCGTCAGGTATCCCCTGCGAGCCATCGTATCTTTGCCAGCAAGAATGTCTGACGCTCGTGAACCTGTCGCATGACCAAGCCGGTCTGCATACCACTGCTCAGTTCTTTGCTCACTCATCTGCCCACCTCAACACTCGTTGATTACGACCTGACCGAGCACGACGCACTCCGCAGGCCCATATGAATCCTTTGCGGGTCATCTGAGCGATGCGTGGTGTAATCGAGTTCAGGGCGATACCTGGAAGCCTGTCGCCTAACTCCTCGGCTGTAAGACCGTTAGGAGCCTTTTTAATCTCCTCCAGAATGATGAGTTCAAGCCTGCTCGCATCAACTGAAAGCGCAGCCTGATGCGAGGTTTCTGGGTCGGTGTTGCGTGCCAGTCCCCATGGATTCATGACCGGCTCCTTAGCCATCCACGATTAGGAATTGGTAATTTAGGCTCATCAACAAACCGACGGAGAATCAGTGTTTCGGGTGTCCAGAATGCGTCCGGATTCTCGTTGCGAATCTCAGAGATGGCGATTTCAAGTTTCGGGTTGGGGACAGACCAGTCGTGCGATTTCTGTACGTCCATCAGTTTGCTGCGCTGGGCGTTGGTGAGTTTCATGCTATCTCCATCAATTGTGTTTTACGGGTGTTTTTGGCGGTTTCCAACAAGGCAAGGCCATCTTTATTGTTTTGCAACGCTTTATAGCCGTTTGCGTATACAGTTTTGAGCGCATCTAGCGTTTCGGCTTTCATGCAGGCATCAATGAACGGTTGCGAATCGACCTTTTTGCTGGCTGCGTTTCCGTCGTCATCTTCCGGGGCAATCCCGGTACAAGCCATGAGCGAGTACCTTCTCGCATAGGACAGAGCCGAGCCGTAGCCCTGGGCATCTTGTTTACTAGCTG